CCCGCACCTCACCCTCCAGTTGATAGTCCCCCGTGTGCTTCAGAACACGATCCCCGACACGAAGTGTCGCGCCGGCCGATTGACCGCGATCATATCATTCTCTGGCAAAGCTCTTCCTTTCGCGAAACTCGTCGAGCAGCTCGCTGATGGCGCCGACCATTTCAAAGTAGTTCGGATGGAAATCAGCCCACACGGCCAACCTGAAGCCGTCAGCCATGAAGCCAGTTGCGACGAGGCTCTGTAGCTGGCCACTGCGTGCATCTGCAAGCAGGCGTTCCAGCAGTTCGATCAGGTCTGAGCGCGGTTCGCCTTTTCTGTATGCCACATTATCGTCGCCATTTAAGAAAACCACTTCGCTCATCATTTATCACCGAAATATTTTCCGAGGGCATGAGCGCCCCGCGTATACAGATAGAATATCACTATGCCGCCGATTAAGAGTTCCATCATTCATCTCCATGGATATCCATCGAATATTAAGAATAGTCCAACTGGCCAGAACAGACATAGCCAGATGAACACTACAAACCATCTCCAGCCCTTGCGGCGCGATGGGCTATGCCAGTACCATTCGCCATTAGCTCTCTGTCGAGGAATCCAGTCGCTCATGTTCGTAGTCCTGATCAAAATTTGATCAAAATGAGTGAGGCGCCATCCGAAGGATGGCCCCGCCCAGACGATCCTAACGAATCTCCTTACCGCACTTCACACAGTTGATGTCTCCGACATCCTGGGCGTTGGCCTCATGCTTGCAGCGCCACATCTTCCAACGGCGCCACACATTGCGCAGCAATGTCATTGCCACCCCGCATCAACCGCGGCATACACAGCCAGGTTCTTAGCCTCCCACAGCTTCCTGATCGCAAGCGTTTGTTCCGCTGACTGTGGCAGGTTGTAGCACAGCTGTGTAGCCATATCATAGAATGGCTTACTCACATTCTGAAGCGACTGCGACAGATGGTCATACCTAAAGAGCTTTTCAGCCTCAGCTGGGGTCATTCGTAATCCTCCCTTTCTGTTGGAAGACCGACGAAACGCCGAAGGCGCCGCCAGGCCAATATGTAATCCATTTGACTGACTGGACTAAAAGGTGTGAAGTAAGGCCTCATCTCGACTGTAAAGCCCACATCGGAGTTATCGCGAGTATGGGCCATGCACATGATGAATAGCCGATCTGATGTCAGACGCAGGCGGCGCCGCATGAGGCTGTGGCTCACGCTTATGATACGGTGTCACTTGGGCTGCCCTTTCTTGGCTGCGTTGTCAAGGGTTCCGAAGGGATCTACGCCGGGCTGCTTCCGGCGCGGGTCGACTCTCGTTCTGGGTGGGAAATTCTTAGCTACGGCTGCGGCACTGAACTGAAATGGTCCATCGCGAGGCGGTGTCTCACCCAGGACCTCAGCATCCCAACGGCGCCGCTTCGCAGACCTTTGCCTGCCGACGCCTGGTCTTTGAACATCAACAGCGATGCCAGCCCCCCTAGGTGGTGGGTTGGTGCTCTCCGTCTGTTTCTGCAATGTCTCGAAGGGGTTCGGCTTTTGTGGCTTCTTGCCGCTTGGTATCAGCTTCATTGATGATTACCTCGGCTGCTTTTTGTGCCAGTTCTGGCGCCGCGTGCTTTTCGGGATCAACGCCGAGGGCGCCGGCCAGTGTCTCTCTGACCTCTTTCTGACTCTTAGTCTTTTGCGTGAACTGGGCATACATTACGAGCAGCCCAGAAATAACAGTTGATAGTCCAATAAGGACGTCTGGCCCTAAGTTGATGATATGCGATCCAGCCACTTCAGTAATAACACCTGTGCCCGTCAATGCACCAACCAGGATCGTGAGGACATTGGCCCAAACCCTACGATCCCGCCACCACTCCATGCATACCTCCATTTACGTTCGTAGTATGGATGGGGGCCGTCAGGCCCCCATCGTATTCGGCTTTCATTTGAGATAGGGCGATGGCGACTTCCTGTTGGGATCGTCATACCTCGGTGCGGAGCGCGGCGCCGCAAAGGGTTCGATCTGTTGGGGAGGCGGAGCCATCATATTGGTGATGATCTGAGCCGTCAGCAGTGTGCCCAGAAGGGGCAGCACTGGGGTTGTGCGCTCCTCGATAATGACCCGATCACGGTGGCGCCAACGGGCCTCCGCGGGCGAGATCACTGCAAGGAGCGTCAGCGCGCTCAAAGCAGCAGCAATAGTCTTTCTCATAGAAATCTCCTTTCGGAGGGGGTTCAGTTTTACCGGCGCCGGGACCTGGTAACCACGGTCTCAGTTGGCTGGGCCACTGCGGCCCCCAGAAGTGCAAGCGGCAGGGCAGCACTTGCCAAGCCTCCCGTTGCTCCCCCGCCCATAGCTCCGAGCAACAGCAATGTGTTGACATCGATGCCAGGTGCAGTCTGGACGACGGTAGTCCCACGGCCGCGTCGGCCTCCGCCAGTGAAGCAGGGGGCAGTCGGGCTGCAGACCACTCCACGAAAAGATCCAGACGTAAGACGTCGGGCCTCAGCGGTATCCGCGGCAATAGCCGCGCCGGCCAGTGTTACAGCGGCGATAGCCGCCATTGCAATCTTCTTCATCAGACATGTCTCCTTTCGAAGTTGCGACCCGAATATAACCCGCGCCGTTAAATATCACAAGTTCCCGTTGCACATTGCTGCGTTTCATCGCTCGCGGTCAGCACACCTGCCCGCTTGCCATCGCTATTGAACACACTGCAGCTCTTGGCCCCCCACATCCAGGCCTTATGATAGAGGGCCTTGAAGTCGTCCCAAGGCATTCTGCCGTCGACATTGCACGTCTTGCTGACAGCACTGTCTGTATGCTTCTGTGCAGCGCATAGAACTCGGATGTGCTCATCCGCCGTGACTTGGTTCGCAACTTTCGGTTTATGCTGATAGTTGCCCACCGAGAAGTTGGCAACCCCGTAATCGACCACCTCCAAGGGCTGTGGCCCTTCTTCCGTCCAGTACGTATTCGTAGCACGTTCGGAGAACGTGGGCTCGATCCCGGAGCTGACGTTGTCAGCAACCAGGGCAATCGTTCCAGTGGGCGCCATGCTAATGAGGTGGCTATTTCGCAGGCCATTGTTCGCGATATGCTGGCGCGTCTCAGGACTCAGCTCCTTGATATAGAGACTTTCCATATACTGATCGCGATCAAATGCCGGGAACGGTCCCTTCTCGGCGGCCAGGATCGCGCTGGCTGTGTACGCTGTGTTCTTCAGCTCTGTCAGAATGCGATGGGTCATACTGATAAAGCGCTCTGAGCCATATGGATAGCCCAGGGCCTCCACAGCATTCGCAAGGCCCATGACGCCTGCACCTATCCGCCTCTTCTGCTGGGCTTCGTACTGCTGCTCAGGGATGGGATACTTCGCAACATCGTTCACATTGTCCAGGGCGCGAACGACAGCCAGGACGTCGCTTCGCATCCGTGTAAGATCGAAGCTCCAGGGAGTATCGCCGTTACCTCCGGGCACAATGTAGCGAGGGAGATTGAAGGAACCTAACAGGCACGCGCCGTATGGCGGAAGTGGCTGCTCACTGCACGGATTAGTCGCGCTGATCGTCTCGCAGTAGTACAGATTATTGGCCAGATTCATTCGATCGATGAAGAGGACGCCGGGCTCTGCCCAGTCCCACGCGCTGCGCATAATCTTTTCCCAGAGCTGACGAGCATCAATAATGCGGTAAGTTTCCCCTTCAAACCTGAGAGGAAACTCACTGCCATTGTTGACTGCAGCCATGAATTCGTCAGTAACGCCCACCGAGATGTTGAACCCAGTAAGAGATGTCTGATCCTGCTTAGCATGAATGAATTCCTCGATATCAGGATGATCTACACGGAGTACGCCCATCTGGGCACCGCGCCGGTGTCCTGAGGAACAGGTAGCGAGGCAGACCGCATTAAAGATCTCCATGAATGAGACCGGTCCGCTAGCCGAAGAACCAAGCTTCTTGATAAGGCTACCTCTTGGACGGATAGTTGAGAAATCGTACCCGATCCCGCCTCCCATTCGCATCGTAGCCGCAGCTTCCTTAGCCCTATCCATGATCGACCCTCGCCCATCCACGAAGCTATCTTCAATAACTCCCGATACAAAGCAGTTATGAAGGCAGACAGATTTGGAGGTGCCGGCGCCAGCGAGAATTCGTCCTCCGAAAAGGAAGCGCATATCGAGAAGGATTTGTCGCAGCTCATGATAATGCTCCGAGTTGTCTTTCAGCGCTGAGGCTGTTCGGTTCGAAACATCTCGCCAGTTTTCCCCCTTCTGCGCATATTTCTTCGCCAAAATCAGTTGACCGGCTGCGGTCCTTGGACCATATTCTTGCATGTACAAAACCCCTTAGCGGAAATGGAAGCGGAAGGACACTATTATATGTCGGAAACCGGACCCGCGCCACATGAATTGAGCCGAATTGCGAAGGAGGAACGTCTGCATCTAGCAGAGGAACTCCGCGCAAGGCGTGAAGGAGATTATCTTCGCAATTTCAAGCCCCATACAAAGCAACAACTCTTCATCGATAGCACCCTAAATGGCTTCAAAAAAGAAAACTGGTTCATTGCCGCTAACAGAAGCGGCAAAAGTGATGCTGGAGCGTATATTGGAGCAACACTTGCGAGATTTGGTCGCCCTGATGGAGCTAAGTGGGATAATCCAGGGAGTGCCTTTCAAGTTAGGGATCGAGCGACAAGTGGATGGGTCAGTGCGTTGGACTTTCCAACAGCACGAGATGTCATCCAACCCAAGTATTTCAACAATGGCTATGGGGGAGGGCAGCAACCTTTCATCCCGGCGCACGAGATTGAGAAATGGAACGTCGAAGATCAGATCCTAAAGCTGAAAAACGGCTCCCTGATCGGCTTTAAAAGCGCCGAAAGCGGTAGATCGAAGTATCAAGGCGCTGCGAAAGATTGGATGCACATGGACGAGGAGCATCCATGGGAGATTTACGAAGAAAGTGTGATCCGCGTGGGCCAGAAGCCCCTCATTTTCTTCTGTACATGCACCCTTCTGCCGCCTGAGGGTCTGAAGATTACGGCCAGTTGGGTCTTCGGACAGATCATCCAGCCATTTCTTGATGGCATTGCGAAGCATTTGGGAGTTTTTGGAGCGTCAATCTATGATAACCCAGCTATACCGAGAGAAGAAATTAAGCGACTTGAGAGTATTTACCCGTCTAACTCGCCTTCCAGACGCATCCGCCTCGATGGCGAGTGGCTTCCTGGTATTGGGGGCGCTCGTGCCTACGCCAGCTACGACAGACGCATACACAATAACCCCAATATGCCAAGGATATCCCAGCGCAGACCGCTCTGCTGGATGTGGGACTTCAACGTAAGCCCTATGGTGAGCCTGATAGGTCAGGTCGATGGCCGTGTTTATCGCTTCTATCATGAGCTGATCCTTGAAGAGGGCTCAATTCCTGAGATGTGCAGTATGTTCTATGAGCGCATCCCGGAGCATGGCGCCGAAATCTGGCTGTACGGTGACGCAACGGGCGAGAAGCGCGTTAGCCAGACCGGAAAATCTGACTATTGGACCGTCATGAATGAGATGAAGCAGTATGGCGTGCCTATTCGGATGCGCGTCCCGCCTGAAAATCCAAGAGTTCCCGACCGCATCAACGCTATGAACCGTATGTTGAAGGACGAAGAAGGAACTGTTCGCATTCAGATAGATCCAAACTGCAAGGAACTGTGTGCAGACCTGGAACAGGTGTTGCGCGATAATCGAGGCGGTGTCCTGAAGGTGACAAATAGGCGCGACCCGTATTTTCGACGCACTCATACGAGCGACGCCGCGGGATATTGGATCAGTTTTGAGGAACCCGTTAGGGTTCAGAGCGCTCGCAGTGGGCTAAGCACGCTGCCGGCTAAGATATTGGTGCCCCAGTATGGAACACGAAGGTAAGCTTCCCTTGACTTTAGGGCTGAAAGACCGAAAAACTGTTCGTATGTGCAATTTTTGCGGCGCGCCTTTGCTGACGCACGCTGAAAGCACAATCGGAGTTCATGTCGGTTGCGTCCAGGACTCCAAGAAACAGAAGATTTCAATTCCGGGACCTAGTTATGGCTGGAAAAACTGAAAATCCCATCGCATCTGGCGCAGGTCCATCTCCTGAGAATGATCAACCTGTGGGCGCCGGGGAAATCTCGGTAATCACCTACATATTGAATTGCAAAGACGAGGCAGAACAGGCTCGAAATCTGCGTATCTCGCAGATGGATCGAAACTGGGATACATTCCTAGGTAAGCAGGACTTTAGTCATAAGCAGCCTGGGCAATCTCGGGAAATGCTGCCTAAGGTGCCCGTTGCGACTGAGAAACTGGCCGCAATAGTTAAGCGTGGCATGATTCAGTTTGGCGATTTCTTCACTATTACACCCGATAGTGACCTGACGGACAAGATAAGCGGCGAACAGCTTAGGGAAATCCTCAAAGCTTTCCTATTCGATTTGTGGGGACCTGGAAACACGCCGCAGAACTTTCCGACCGTCGTAAGCGACGGTACGAAGCAGGCTC